CGCGAATTAGGCTCGATAGAAGCCACAGCACTTTTACGTGGATAAATCCACAACTGTGATCGGTTCTATCTAAAGTGCCAAAAACCACCAGCGTTTAAACCGGTGGATGCGCTTTGCATTTTATCAATCAATCGGTACCCAAGGGACCAAACAGGTCCCTTCGATATCGATTGTACTACACGTGGAACGACAGGTTTGTTCTAGATAATCAAAACCAGAGCGACTCGCTCGGGTTTTAGTTATCCACCTGTCCAGAACACGATGTAGCCTTCGGTTTCTCAGGTAGACTTGGGAATAGTCAGTTTCCAAGTTAGAGAAATCGAAGCTCAACAAATAATATGACATAGTATCCAGAAAGGTACTATTATCACAACAGTTCTTTTGAAAAAACTTCAAAGAACTGAATACTTCGGGATTATATTTGAAGAACCTCGACCACCTTTGCCGTACGTTCATGGGAGCATCCATTAAGATGTTCTCGAACTTACGGTAAAACCAGTCGGGATTCGAAAGATAACGGGCTTTAAGAAGATCATTATCTGAGGGTCCAAAACGAAAGCCTTGGATCTCCAAATAATGACGATCCCTTAAAGGGTCATCTAACGATATAATTCCCAAACCACCCATCGATTGAGGAAGAAACCAGGGTAACCTGGTCTTTTCCAACATCACCCAATTACGTTTTAAAAAAACTCTAAGAGCCCTAGAACGTAACTGGATATCGAGTGGTAGACCTTGAATCAGTTGTTCAGAACATTGTCCAAAAGACATAAGTTTTTTGGACTCTTCCTGTAAATCTGACTCTTCTACCCCCCAACACGACCTAGTCATCCCCATCATAAGGCCCATATTGAGATATTTATTCTCAATAAATTGGCCAGAAATTCGAGTAAAACTAGTACTATTAATGTTTAAAGTGTAAGGATCTAAATAAGTCTTTCCTACCGAAGGTTCAAAACCACAGAGAAATGTGGCCTTAAACCAAATAGAAGGAAAACTCTTATTACACCGAATTACACCATCATCACCATTAACACCGAAAGGACAGTCATCAATACTAGAATGTCGATAAGGCATTTGAGCATTAGACATGTCATAACATGTTTTTAAAAGGGATGCATTAATAATACATAAAATCGGGAATGATACAATCGAACCCATCAACTGACCCCATACCTGCCTTTTTGAAAAAGGAGGTAATGGAACGGATAATTCTTGGTGTAACCATCGAAAGTTACGATCTTTCCGGACAAAATTACGCAAATGTGATAAACATTCACGGCGACACTTTTGTGCGAAAAAATCAGCCTTATTCTGGTACATGGGACATTGAATCTCATGACCAATTAGGGCCTCCAGGAAATATTCTGAGAGAGGTGACGGGATCGCTAAAATTCTTACAAGACGTTCTACACAAAAACGAGAAAGTCCTGGATCTAAGAGATCCGTGGCTGACTTGTAATCAACCGATAAAAAATCACCTTCAGGCAACAACTGTTTTTCCAAGTAATCGGATGTAACAGGAGAACCGATCAGGTGAAATACCGGATGTTTGCGGAGAATTCCATGTAAGAATTTTTGCAATGGTTTCAAGAGAAAATACCTCAGTGGAGGACCCTTAGAAATTACCCGAACCTTTAAGGGTTCGGCTAAGGGAACTAAACTGGTAAGCATCTTTTCTTTCATGGCATGACGTCTTACACGATGTAATACGGTCTTAAAAGTTGAATTTAATTCATCTTGAATTTCCGTACCAATCATGTAGGACTCATGATATTTATTTGTGAGACCATCAAACGACTTCTTTATTAATTTGAAATTTTGAAGAAGTTTCAATTGCGTCGTATAATGATCATCTGAGTTAAATAAATATTTCAACCCAAATAGATCATCACGATACATTGAATCAACCTCGTGTTCTTTGTCAATTTGTTTCTGAAATAAATCCTTAGGCTTTAAACCCTTAAATATATTTAGAAATTCAAACGTACCATAAGTACCAAGGTTGTTACGACCGGAAACGTAGTTTCCCTTCAGAGAAGGAGCATGAGGCTCATTCTCCATCTCTGGATCATATTTTTCAGAACCAAATATCGAAGTAATAACCTCGGTAATGGAACCTTTTATATGATCAGATGTGAGAGTGAATCCGTTAATAACCACGGGCTCAATTTTCTTCTCTGTCGTCAAAATTTCAAATGTCTCCATACTTGCCGACTTAAGTTGGCTTTCGGAAGCACGAGGAAAACCTTTCTTACATTGTAAAAGACCGTAAGCGAAATCATTCGATTTCTTACGGCCTTGATTGATGTGATAAAAGATAAATCTCCCTGCTCTTCCGCCAATTAAATGATTAGGGTTATCCAATCGTTTAAAAGGTTTTGGAGGCAATTCATTCTTCATATAGCAAGAATAAAATGCCGCTAACTTGTATTTTAAAAACTTCTGCCACCCACATTCTGCTGAGCATAATTGCCAGTGGAGGAGTGTCTTAGTCGGACTTTGCCCTACTGGGTCAAAGCCAAATACAGTCAAGTATTGGATTAGTGCATCGTAAGATTCCTTCAATTTTGATTGATCTTCCGATTCAGCTGAAGGAACTGAAAAGGGCCGAACGTCATCAGGCTTTGACCTATTGACCTCGATAAACTCTCTCAGATCATCGTCTGACATGCCGTAATCCAACATATCATAAATATTCTTCGATAGTTTAACTCGCTCAATAGCCTCTTGCCAATAATTCTCCCTTAAAAGAGAATCATTGACAAAAAGGTTGTGTGCATACGACGAAAAAAGTTTAGAATCCTCTCTGAAAGATTTAAATTTTTCCGAAGGTTCGCTAGTTTGCAAAAACTTGCGGAACTCTCTAAACTGCATCCGTTTATTATCATCAACCGAACGGGTACGGTTATATTTTTTGTTATTTTGAATAATAAAGCTTGTAACGTCAGCTCGTTTGGGGACTATTAAACCGTCAAACTATTACGTGTAGTGGTCAAAGACCTAGCACAATGATTGTAAACAATCACAATGCCCACCTTTATGGTGCCAG